TTGCTCGTTTGACGATATTACATCGCTTCAAGCGCAGCTTGACAGTAGCGAAAAAGACGTGTTAAAAGACAAGTTAGGTAAAGATTTATATGATCGCCTTTGTGGGTATTACAATTCCATATCTCCTGATGACTTCTATATGGATATAACCAGCGGAACCTACAGCACAGAACCATGGAAAGTATTGCTCTTGTGTTCACAGCGTATCGTAGCAGCCGATACCGAGGCGCGTAACCTGCCTAAACAATCCTTGTCTGTCAACGGCATGGGTGTGAATGTAGCTTTGAGCAGCGATTTTGCCGCCGCTTCCGAAAAGCAGATTGCTGACAGTGTACAGAGCTACAAGAACGATTTGATGCGTGATATAAACATTCTGCTTAACACCCTTGAGACATGGGCTAAATCCGACACAGACAATGCTGACATGAAAGAAATAGTCGGGCTATGGAAACATTCAAATTTCTACTATCATTGTCACGGTCTTATCTTTTCATCTTGCGAAAGTCTATACCCTTATCTCTATCACATGGACAATCGCTATAAGTTTATTTGTCTTTTGCCAGACATCCGGTTTATTCAGGAGGAATATATTGCCGAAATGGTAGGACAGGATATTCTCAAAGAAATGATTGAGAACGAAAACAAGGATGATGTCTTATTTAATAAGATACGCAAGCTAACGGCTGCCTACATCATAGAGCGCACATCCGTATTGTCGTTCGACAAGCAACGACGCATGACGGCTCACAATGATATAGTGCATCTACAAGCGTCAATTCTTAAAATAATCAAGGAGCGCACCGAGCAGCCCCAATCCTCGCCCGACACCCAGTCCTCAACCAACACCACCGACTCAACAAGCAAAGGC